TGGTTTAAACGTGGTTATCATCCTGAAGCTATATACAACGGGATTAATAATTACTTCGTGAGTAACAACTTTGTACCAAATGATACTAGGTTTCTAAGCGGAGAGTTAACATTGCAGTTATTCACAGCAGAGATTGAGAAAGAACAAGATAAGCATTTTGCACCATGGGGAAATCAATGAAAGTAGGCGGCGGAAGAGAGCTTAAGAATATTAGCGATAAAACTAGAGGTAAATGGGTTAAGATAATGAAAGTTGACTACCTACAGCGTAATAGACCAGACCTAAGCAAGTTAGAGAAAGCTGAGTTAATGGGCATTAGTCGCCATCAGTTCAATGTCTATTCGCCTATGCTACTAGACGTACCTGGTAAGTTTAGAGCTGAGTATGATGACTATAAGGATTTAAAACATGGTTAGTTGGCATCAAACACAGGCAAGTAACAACCCTCGTACAGTAGAGAGGTTGCGCATTGCTCAATTGATATATGACTGGATGGCAGAGAATAAAGAAGAAACTAATGACGAAGCTATAGCAGCGGGTGTTGGCAAGGCAAACAATATCAAGGTGACTAAGTGGAGAATAAAGCAGTTTAAGAACATGCTAGAGTGGAGAGAGCTATGAGCAGACTGTCAGGCAAGTACGAGATTAAAGTGATTGACTGGCACGCTAGGGGCTTGGCAATACAACGCCTAGACCTACTAAAGAACGCTTACATGAAAGTGTTTAAGGTATGTGAGAAGCCTGGCAGACTAATTGACGATAGAGTAAACGCAGCTAGAGTAGCGGCTATAGACTTCCAAGAGCATATGAAGCCCATACAAACATGGGTAACTGCAATAGGCAAAGGTATGCCAACTGAATACCTAGTTACGATAGACCCTAACTGTGAACCTGAGCAGCTACTAGATAAGATAGAACCTGAGAAGGTTAAAGATAAACAAACGGAGATGAAGGTATAATGGGATTGTTTTTATTATTATTGTTTCTATTCAGCGCTGCAATGGTAGCTGGTGTGTGGGGCTTTGTGTTGGCGTTGCTAGCTTTAATACTGTTTAGTTGACAAAGTACACAGGATTCATGTAGAATACCGTTAAAGAAACGAAGCATAACGGTATATGGCAAAGTTCGAGAAAGGCAACAAGGCTGCAACGGGTAGACCAAAAGGAACTCCCAACAAAGACACCTCTAAGTTTAAAGAGGCGCTCAACGTGTTGTTTGAAGAGAATGCAGACCAGATGGTACTATGGTTAGCCGAGATAGAGAACCCCAAGGACAGGTTTGTAATACTTAAAGACTTCGCAGAGTTCTTGTATCCCAAGCTATCTAGGGCAGATACTAAGTATGAAGGCGAAGTTAGTCTAAAGGTAAACATCAAGTACCCAGGCGAATAATGGAAGTAGAGATTGAGTTACCTTACAAGTTTGATTGCAGACCGTACCAAACAGGGCAGTTCAAAGCTTCGGCTGAGGGAATCAAGAGATTTTACAAGGTATGGCATAGGCGAGCAGGTAAGGACTTAACCGATATCAATTTTGAAGTATGTAAGAGCATGGAGCGCGTAGGTAACTACTGGCATATGTTACCAGAGTACGGGCAGGCAAGAAAAGCTATATGGCAGGGCATGACCAAGGACGGCAGACCTTATTTAGATTTCTTCCCTCAAGAGATTATCAAGACTATACGCAGGCAAGAGATGCAAGTGGAGTTAGTGAACGGCTCTATATGGCAGCTAGTAGGCTCAGATAACATTGATAGCTCTGTCGGTGCTGGGCCAGTTGGGGTTACATTCTCAGAGTGGGCGCTAAGCAACCCCGCAGCATGGGACTTTGTAGAGCCTATGTTATTAGAGAATGGAGGTTGGGCATCGTTTAACACAACCCCAAGGGGCAAGAACCACGCTTTTGACTTACTGGAGCTAGCCAAAGATAACCCTAATTGGTGGACGCAGGTTTTAACCATTGAAGATACTTGCGATGATGAGGGCAATCCTATTGTAACTGAAGAGATGATAGACGAGCTACGAGCAATGGGCAGAAGTGAGGAGGTTATACAGCAAGAATACTACTGTAGTTTTGAAGGTTCAATCCAAGGAGCTTACTACGCCACCCAGATCAAAGCGCTTGAAGATAATGACAAGATTGTCAATTTCCCTATATTGCCTGAACTCCCTGTGATGACCTTTTGGGATTTGGGAAAGAGAGATTACACCACTATATGGTTTGTGCAGGAGCTTAACGGGGAGTATAGGTTTATAGATTACTGGTATGGTGCAGGCGGTGATATTGATATCTTTGCTAGAGTTTTACAAGAGCGTGGATATAGATACTCTGAGCATAATTTACCACATGATGCAGGGCATTTGAGGGTAGGAATGAGCGGCAAGACCATCAAAAGACAGATGGAGGAGGCGCTACCTAACGAAACATTCAACACCTTGGGGGTAACGCAGAGTGTCCAAGCTGATATTATAGCTACTAGAAGCTTCTTGTATAGGTGTGCTTTCCATGCAGACAATACGAAAGAGGGTATTGACGCGTTAAAGAACTACACTAAGAAATGGAACGACAAGAAGAATATGTTTGAAGACTACGCCAATCACAATTGGGCATCACATGGAGCGGACGCATTTAGAGAAGCAGCTATATGCTTGATGAACAGACGCAACATACAGAGGCCTGGTAGAGACATCGACGGCACTGACACAATAAGCCGCTTAATCTCTATGGCGGGGCAGCGTTCAGGTGGTGACAGGCTATAACTTGCATTTGACAAGCTAAATATGTATAATACTAATACGGACTTTCGAGCAACCGTTCATCGCAGCAACTAGAAAGAGACTCTTTGAATGGAAAGACCAGAAAAAAACACCTTTGAAAACAACTCGTACCTTTATTGGAAAGCGCAGATAGATCAAGCTCTTGATTGGCTAGAGCCGTTCCATAAAACAGGGGACAACATTGTTAAACGATATCGTGATGAAGACCGCCAAGATGCAGACCGCAGGTATAATATTCTGTACTCCAACACAGAGACGCTAGAGCCTGTTGTTTATAACGACAAGCCTAAAGCTGCTGTAATGGCACAAGACCCAGGCGAGATTGCAAACCGCAAGAGCGCTGAGATGATTGAAGACGCTATCAATTATTACTTAGAAGATTGCAACTTCAACTCTAAAGCTCGTATGGCTGTTAAAGATTACCTATTGGCAGGTATGGGTGTTATGCGCCCTAAGTATGAGAGCTTGATTGAAGAGGAAGAGTTCACGGTTGACGACATCATGGAGAAACAAGAGCGTGTTATCTTTGAGAAGATCAGTGTTGACTACGTACATTGGAAAGACTTGATATACCCAGAAACTAGCTTGTGGGAAGATTTGCCTTGGTTATCGTTCAGAGCATTGATGACACAAGAAGAAGCTGCCGAACAGTTTGGTGCTGAAAAAGCAGCGTTATTGACTTACGCCCCGTTTACCACTGATATGCAGAAGAAGACTGAAGCTGACAAGAAGGGTAATCTTGAGATGGCCGAGGTTTATGAGATATGGGACAAAGAGACTAGTGAGCAGTTGTTCTTTGCTGTAACGGCAAGTGGTGCATTGTTAGAGATTAACGAAGACCCTTTAGATTTAGAGGCGTTCTATCCTATCCCAATGCCTATGTTCTTCATAACTACAAGCGATACATTAATACCACGCCCAGTATACAAGATGTATGAAGACCAAGCTAACGAGCTTAATAAGATTAATGAGCGTATCTATGCAATGATTGATAACATGAAGCGTAGAGGCTTCTATGACGCGAGCATTGACGAGTTGGGTAATATCAACAACATGGGCGATAACACATTCTGGCCTGTTAAGAATTGGAGTGAGTTCCAGGGTAAAGGTGGGTTAGCTGGCGTTATGCAGACTGAAGATATAGCATCTTACGCTAATATACTACAGATACTAGAGCAGAGTCGCAGACAGTTACTTGAAGATATATACCAGATCATAGGTATATCAGACATAAGGCGTGGGCAAGCAGACCCTCGAGAGACGCTAGGCGCACAGAAGCTAAAGAGTCGTTACGGTACTATTCGTATATCTACGTATCAGCGCAAGGTTGCTGAGTTTATGTGCGGGGTGGTGGCAATTATGGGCGAGATTATAGTTAAGCAGTTTGATGCTGAGACTATTGCTATTATTACCAACAAGTCATTAGAGACTGTGAAGACAGAAGACGAAGAGGGCAACACAGTTATTAAAGAGGTTGGCGTTGTTGATTTGTTGACTGACTTGAGAGAGAAAGCTCCTATTGATATTCGTATTGATATACAGACTAACTCAACTATCCTTGAAGACATTGAGGGTGAGCGTGCTGCAATGGCTGAGGCTATTGGTTCGTTAAATGAGTTCACTCAAGTTGCACCTGGTTTAATGCAGTCGCTAGGTATGGAAGCAACTAGCAAGGTTCTACTTAACATTGTAGAAAAGTTTAAGCTAGGCAGAGATATACAACAAGACGTGCAAGACCATCTTGACAGTATACTGGCTAACGGATTACCTGATGAGCCTAGCCCTGAAGAAGTGTTAGCTCAAGCTGAGCTAGAGAAGACAAGAATGCAGATAGAACTAGAGAAGGTGAAGCTGCAAGCTAACAGTATCATTGAAGCTGGTAAGTTGCAGGTTAAGCAGCAAGAGAATCTATTGAAAGCTGAAGAGCTGCAAATGCGTGGTATCATTGAGAACGAAAAGATTAACCTCGAAGCTTTAGACAAGATTATAAAGATGGAAGGTTTGAAGATTGAGGGCATAAATCCAAACAAAAATGTGGTGGCTGAAGGTGATTAAATACCTACGTAACGGTGTAGTTTGTAGCCGGAAAGAGTTTATGAAGAACGCAGTTGGTGTAAAAGCTGGCGACAGACTAACTGTTATAGGCGGTGAGGCATACGATGAGTTTGTGTCCCCCATAGACGGTGAAGTTATAACTAATAAAGCCTCGTTAAGAGAGCATGAGCGTAAGCATGGCGTTAAACAAGTTGGCAATGATTTGCAAAGTAAGGGCAATGAAGGTTTGACAAGAGAGCAATCAATCACAAAACAAGGAAACTAAACATGACAGAAGAAGCTAACACTCCAGCAATGGAGCAAGTTGCAGAAGCTACACAAAGCCTAAGCGAAGAATTAACCCAAGCACTAGAAGCAGCCCCTGAAGAAGTAACGGAGGAGGTAGTCGAGGAGCAAGAGGAAGTCGCAGAAGAGGTAACGACCGAGCCTGAAGTGGCTGAGGAAGTTGAAGAGGAAGTTGACGAAGTAGCAGAAGAAGCTGAAGACGAGTTCCCATTAATCCCTAAAGATATGTCACCTGAAGAGCAAGAAGCGTTTAAGGCTTTGTTAGATAGTGGTGAAGAGGATAAAAGGTTTGCTGCTGAGATTCTTATTGAGCGTTACAATAACCTGAAGAAAGGTTTTCATGGTAAGGCACAAGAGTTTGCCAAGGCAACTAAGGAACTAAAAGAAATTAATGCAGTGTTCCAGCCATTTGACGCTATGATGGAGCAGAACAACATACCTAAGCATCAATATATCCAGAACATGATAGCATGGGAAGGAGCGTTAAAGGATAGACCTGTTGACGCTATGAAGATGTTAATGCAACAGTATAACATTAAGCCGCAGCAATTAGGCGCCCAGGTGGACGAGTACAGCGATGACTTTACTTACCAAGAGGATAATGTTATAGTAAAGAGGTTAGATGCACTCGAGGCAGAAAACAAAAGATTAGAAACTCAACTTGCCAATCAACCTATACAGACGCAACTTGAGCAATTCGCTACCAAAACGGACTCTGCGGGCAAGCTTATGCACCCACACTTTGAGGAAGTTAAACCTATAATGGCTGGATATTTACAAACTGGCAAAGCGAAAGACCTTAGCGGAGCATATCGCATGGCAACTGGAGCTAGCAGTGCAATTGAAGCCGACACTCACGTGGTTGACTTAGACAAGATAAAGCAGAAGGTTGCGAAAGCAAGGAAAGCTGGGAAGAGTATCAAAACAAATGGTGCAAAACCTGACTTTAGCCGCATGTCTATTGAGGACGAGTTAGCCTCTAAACTTAACAATTAAAAACAAGGAATATAGATATGGTATCTCCAAATCTTAGTGAGATTGTATCAACTACCTTACGTAACAGGACTGGCGAATTTGCTGATAACGTTACTAACAAGAATGCTTTACTAGCCCGTCTTAAAGACAAAGGCGCTATTAAAAAGCTTTCAGGTGGTCGTACAATCGTTAAAGAACTTGATTATGCTGAAAACGGCACATTTAAGTATTACTCTGGCTACGAATCTTTAGACGTATCTGCATCTGATGTACTATCAGCGGCAGAATATGACTGGAGACAAGCGGCTGTAGCTGTAACAATTAGTGGTCTTGAGGAACGTCAGAACAATGGCGCTCAAGCAGTTGCGAATTTGCTTTCTAGCAGAATCACAAACGCTATGCGTACAATGTCTAACAAAATCTCTGAAGGTATTTACTCAGACGGTACTGGTTCATCTGGCAAACAAATCGATGGTCTAAAAGCTATCGTTGCTGACGATCCTACTACCGGAACAGTTGGTGGCATTAATGCCGCAAACTTCTCATTCTGGAGAAACTACGCCAACTCGGCTTCTACTTCAGCAGGTAATATCCTAACGCGTATGAATACGGCATACAACAGCATCACCCGTGGCGCTGACCAGCCTGATATCATCGTTGCAGATACTACTTTGTTTGGATTCTTCGAGAGTTCATTGCAAGCAAATCAACGCTTCACTGATGACAAGAACGGAAACGCAGGTTTCATTACTTATCGTTACAAAGGCGCTGAAGTTGTTTTAGATGACGCTGCAGGCATGTCCACAACTCACAATCGTATGTATATGTTGAACACTGATTATTTATTCTTCGATGTTCACACTGACGCATTCATGACTCCACTTGATGGACGTGAGCCAGTTAACCAAGACGCTATGGTATTCCCTATTATCTTCCAAGGTAATTTGACTTGTTCAAACAGGGAACTTCAAGCGGTATTAACAGCATAGGAGCTATATTATGACAATTTTTTCAGGTGTAATCCTAGACGTTATCGACACAAGCGCAGAGTTCCTTTTGGGACAGCGTTATGAAAGTGACGACGGGAAAGTCTACAAATACGTTGAGTACTCAAACGGGACGGCTGCTGTTGCAGGCGTTGCGGGCGAAGTTGCTTACTATACTACTGTTGCTATTGGTGGCGCAGGCGGAACTAACGTGACTTCTGATTTATCAGACAGTCTTTCGGTTGGTGCAGGCGTATTGCAAGCTTCATTAACAGACGCTTCTTTCGGTTGGGTTCAAGTTAAGGGTATTGCTACTCTTTCTATTGCTCTAACTGCTGGTGCTGACGGTGACGCACTAACTCCAACAGGAGCTGGTGACGGTACTTTAGATGTTAATATAGCAACTGCTGCAAACACTGATGTATGTGCAAGAGCTATCGACGCTTCTGCATCCATTATCATGTGTGATTTTGTAAGCTAAAAAAGGAGGGGTGGGGACAAATTGTCCCTGCCCTTTTCTATTATGAAAAAGAATAACTCAAAAGAAGCTATTGCAAGAAACATAGAGTATGCTTGTAAAGAATTGCCCGTTAAATGGTTTAACGAGGCTTTTTGCGTTTTCAAGGGTGAAATAGCTATCATAGGTGGCGCTCCATCTATCGAGGATAAGCTGAAAGAAATTAAAGCGTTACCAAAAGGCACTATGATATTGAGTGTTAATGGCTCGCATGATTGGTTAGTTGATAACGGTATCAAGCCAGACTTCCATGTAATGTTAGACAGTAGAGCAATGAATGACTTTGTTGATAAGCCTCAACAAGACTGCATATATTTTATTGCATCACAGTGCCATAAGACAACGTTTAGAAAGCTACAAGATTACAACACTGTGCTATGGCATTGTGAAGATAAAGACATAGATAAAGAGTTTCTCTCTAAAGAGTCTATTAGACGCAACATAGATGTAAACTTGCTAATCACAGGCAAAGGCTCGGTTACTCTAACATCTATGTGCCTAGCTCATACTATGGGCTTTAGAAAGTTTAAGCTGTTTGGTATGGATTCAAGCTTTGATAAGAAGCAGCACGCATACCCACAGTCACAGAATGACGACGACAAGGTGATTGAGTTGGAGATAAATAAAAAGAGGTTTAAGACCACCCCAAACCTCGCGGGGCAATTAGTTACATACTTGCAGATGCTACCATTGTTCAAGGATTCTAAAATTGAGATATGTTGCAACGGGTTGATAAAAGAGGTAAACTCTAAGAACATCAACAAACTCAAGGAAGTAGCATGAGCCTAAAGCAAGCAGAAAGAGATATTATTAGACAACTAGAGAACCCAGATGGTGGCAGCGTGCCAGTATTATTCTATGATAGAGCGAGATACAACGAAGAAGAAAGTAAGACGCAAGGTAAGCCAGTGTATGAGAGTACTATGTATGTTCGTAAGCATGTAAGTAAGTTGAGTGTATATGATAGCCCTGCTCGTGATGACGATATTGCTCAGTTTAGGCCGCAGTATGAAAAGTATTTGATTGAAAAGACCGAGAAAGCTGCTGGCGTTCCTATTGGGATGTTACCAGGTCTAACACCGATGGAACTAGCGAGGTGTGAAGCGTGTAGGGTTTACACAGTTGAGAAGCTTGCTAATGCAGATACTACTTTGTTACTTGATATAGGCAACGAAGAATTAAAAGTAAGGGCAGCTGAGTATCTTGGTGGTGAAAGCGCTAAGGATAACGAGATTGCAGAATTAAAAGCTAAACTAGAGGCAATGGAAAATGACAGTTCTATCAATAGTACAAGCGGTGGCGGACGAGACGCTCCTGTTCGAAAGACCGCAAGTGGTAGTAAGTAATGCAAATAGAGAGGCTAGGCAAGCGCTTAGTTTCTTGAAGAAAGTTAGTCGTGAACTCTTAGAGATGCATGACTGGCAGGTGCTTACTAAGGAAATAACGTTCACAACGGACGGTACAGAGTCTTATGCGTTTGGTACTATCGTAACAGATGGTGACTATGAGCGCCCCAACACTGCAACAGAGTGGGACAGAAGCAACGAGAAGAAGATACAAATAGTTACAGCTTCTGAATGGCAGTATCTCAAGAGCGGTATTATAACGCAAACTGGTATTTACAGATATGCTAGAGCTAGAGGTGGTGACTTAATTATCACGCCTGATGCTAGTGGCGACGAGTTGGTGTTTGAATATGTATCTAACTTTTATGCTAAGTCTGCTGGCGGAACTCCGCAGGCTACTTATACGGCTGATTCTGATACAAGTTTCTTTAGTGATAACTTGTTAGAGTTGGGCTTAAAGTATTACATGAAAAGTGAATACGGCTTACCAAGCGAGGAGGACGCTGTTAGATATTACGATTCTGCAGAGTCATTAATGGCACAAGAGAAACCGCAAAAAGTTATTCGACCATCTTCACGCGGTAATGAGTTTGTTGTTAATATACCAGATGCAGGGGTTGGGCAGTGAGGCCGATTCCTAGAATACCTAATAAGCAAAAGAAGGTGCTGGCTAGACCGACCTCACAGACGGCTGATGTCCCCGCGCCTATCGGTGGTTTAAACACTAGGGATAGTTTAGGGGCTATGCAGCCTATTGATGCGCCTGTGTTGATTAACTGGATTCCTGATGTTGAAGGTCTATCTGCAAGAAAAGGCTACACAACCTCAACTGAAAGCTTTGCTGGCGTTCCTGAGAGTATAATAACTTACATCGACGGCACTACTAGGCAGTTAGTTGTTGGGGCGGGTGGTTCTTTGTACACAGATAGCGGCAACGGAACTAAAGCAAGCTTAGAATCAGGCTTTGGTGGCAACAAGTGGGATGCTAGACAAAATATCTAACAACATGGTGCTAGTTAATGGCGTTGACGCTCCACGCAATTATGACGGTTCTAGCCTATCTACGCCTAGTTTTAGCGGTGATTTAGCTGCTTATGGGACTACTAACATCAATGGTATTAATAAGCACAACAACCGCATGTATATGTGGGACACGAATTTTGGCAACTTCTTTTATGGTGGCGTTAACTCTGTTAGTGGTGCATTTACAGAGTTCCAACTGGATAGCGTTTCTAATACAGGTGGCAACATAGTAGAGATGAAGACTATGTCTTTTGATTCTGGCGAGGGTGTTGATGACTACGCAGTATTTATATTAGACACTGGCGAGGTTGTAGTATATCAAGGCTCTAATCCTGGTGATGCTTCAGCGTGGGCTTTGGTAGGTAAATACCAAATACCCCCTATTGTCGCTAAGAGATGTGCGCTAGAGTTCGCGGGAGATATCTTTGTATTGACTTCAAGAGATATTATAAGGCTTTCGGACGTGATTAAAACTAGCTCAGATAGTGGCGGGTTTATCTTGCAGCCGTCCAAGGCTTCGGGCGGGATTAGTAGGGATTATTTAGTTTATGGCAGCAACTATGGTTGGAGCTTAACGGCTTACCCTGCTGAGGGTTGGATAATTATCAACGTGCCTATAGCTACTGATTCAGAGTATAGACAGTATGTATTGAACACGGTTACAGGGGCATACACAGAGCTTAATGCCTGGAATGGCTCAGCGTTTGGGATACTGGATGATAAGCTATTCTTTGGCAATGGCACAACTCTATTTAATGCTAACAAGACAGACGATGATAATGGCAGCTCTATATCCTTGACAGGCAACCAAGCGTTTAGCAACTTAGGTGTTTCAAAGAAGAAGAAGGTTAGTAACGTTAGGCTTTACATGGAAAGTGAAGGCTCTTTAGATGTAGGTTTGTCTATAGGTCTTGATTACAACTTCCCTAATCCCCAAGGAACTCAAGCAAGCTCAACTATTGGTGCAGAGTGGGATGAGGCAGAGTGGGATGAGGCAGAGTGGTCGGGCTTGCAAGCTAGAACAGTTGACTTCGTAACAGGCGGCTTAGGTGTTTATGTTTCAATTCAGACGCAACTGCAAGTAAGTGGTCAAAGCGTTAAATGGTATTCAACAACTTATAATTTCAACATTGCGCAGAATTATTAGAGATGACATAAAGGCGGGAGCTTTTTTAAACAGTAAGCTGAAGGGTAGCCCCACAGACTACAAAGTTGGGCAATCATATTATATAGGCGACCCTATTGAGTTAGCGTTTTGTTATTTCGACCACTACCCACTAGACGAGGGTTACATGGCAGACTTCGCTTTAGCTACTAGCCAGGGGTTTAAGTTTAAAAAATCTACATTTAGAGACGTGCTTGCAATTTTCTTTGAAAACAGGTATTATAATAACACAAGACTTCAAGCACTCATATCGCCAGATAATGAGCAAGCTCTCCGATTAGCACGCTTAACCAAGTTCCATTTAGAGGGGAGGTTAAGAAAAGTAGCGAAAGACGGTGACAGGTTGTTATTTTCATTATTAAAAGAAGAGTTTGAGGAAGTATATGGGCGGAATATTATCAAAACCAAAGACACCGACAGCACCAGACCCAGCCGCAACGGCAGAGGCTCAGGCTAGAGCTAACCAGGTAACACAGTTCACCCCACAAGGGAATCTAATATATGGCCAAGTAGACCCAGACTCAGGCGAGTTTATCCCGTTTGCAGGTGATGACGCGCAGGACAGGAAGGCGTTAAGGATAGAAGAAACAGCATTTCAAGAGAGTCTAAGAACAGACTCAGAAGCTGAGGTTTTAGACTTACTAAATAGATTTAGAGGTTCTTCTTCAGAATTAGGAGACGTTAGAAGCGCGGAAAGTATCGAGCAGGGCTTGTTACCAGGCGCTAATTTAGACTTTGCAGGACAAGGGCAGAGTTTGGGCGACGCAACATTTGAAGCAGCTTCACAAAGATTGCAGCCAGGGTTTGACAGGCAAAGAGAGCAAACGGAGCAACGTTTAGCAGACCAAGGTTTACCAATAGGCTCAGAAGCGTTTCAAGAAGAATTAAACAGGTTGGAGAGTTCTCAGAACGAGCAGCTTTCAAGGCTATCTTTAGATTCTGTGCAGCAAGGTAGAGCAGAGCAGGACAGGCTAGCAAGATTATCAACTGCATTGCGCGGTCAAGGATTAAACGAGCAGCTTTCATTGAGTGGGCTAGAGAGGCAGAATAGAGGGCAGCAATTCAGTGAACTAGGTTCTTTATTAGGATTTAATTCGCCATTCCAGCAGCAGCAAGTTAGACCTGTTGATGTAGCGGGCATTACAAACGCAGGCTTCCAAAACCAATTAGCACAATCACAAGCTCAACAAGCGGCTTCCCAGCAACAAGCTTCTAATATTGGTAGCTTAGCAGGAGCGGCTGCGTTTGCATTCTCAGATGAAAGGATGAAAGAAAATATTAAGCCAATTGGTGTTGAAAACGGCTTTAACAAGTACGAGTTTAATTATATTGGTGATGACAAATTACATGAGGGCGTAATGGCGCAAGAAGTTAAAGAAGTTCGCCCAGATGCTGTTGCAGAGTTTGATGGTTATCTAGCAGTTAACTACGAAGCAATAGGAGTTACTTATGCCTAATCCATTAATGGGTAGCACTAACCCGTTTGCTGGCTTGTTTTCGCAGGGGCAGCAACCTCTGGCAAGACAGCAAAGCAACTTTGGCAACATCTTCGCTGGCGGTCAACAAGGTGGTCAGCAAGGCGGTAGCTTACAAGGTGTTTTAGGTGGGCTAGGTCGCGAAGGTGGTGGCGTTCTTGGTCAAGCCTTTGGTAGTTTGTTTGGAAACGAGAATGGTAATGTTGAGCTTCCTAGTTTTATAAATGATTTGTTCGGTGTTGATTCGTTTATTCCAGGCCAAGGGTTTGGTAGTACAGTAGGTAACGGTGGAATCCCATTAGGTGGATTCGGTGGAGGTTTTGGTGGTTTTTAATTTAATAGACGCTTTAGGCGGTCAACAAGGTGGTCAGCAAGCCCGCCCAACATCACAGAATGCTTTAAATAGGCGAGCGCAGATGGCTCAGACCTTGTTTAATAGCAGCCAATCAACAACAAGTCCTTTAGTAGCAGCTTTAAGCGGTTTCTTAGGTGCTAGAGAGTTGGGTAATATTGCAGACGAGCAAGAGGCTGTTGATTTTGCAGAGACTGCACGATCTGATGCAGAAGCACAGCGCAAGATAGACTTCCAAGAAAGAGAGTTTGGTTTGAAAGAGCGTCAAGTTTCTTCTGGTGAAGAGCAGTTTGAAAGAAACTTTAACTTGAAGCAAAAAGAGTTGGGGTTAAACGCTAAGAAATTAAACGCAGAGATTGCTCAACTAGAGAAAGAGGCGGAAACTGGCGGGTTAGAAACTAAAGACATCCTCAAATTCGAGGATGGTATGCGCGACGATTTCATTAAGCAGTCAGGTGAGTTTATTAAGCAACGTGATGCGTTTGGCAGAGTTCAAGCTTCGGCTAAAAACCCTTCCCCAGCGGGTGATTTTGCTTTGATATTTAACTTTATGAAAGTCCTTGACCCAGGCTCGGTCGTTAGAGAAAGTGAGTTTAAAGCAGCGGGTGATGCTGGTAGTTTGCCGCAAAAGGTACAAGCTAGTTACAACAAAATAAAAGAAGGTACTATATTAGCGCCTGAGCAAAGAGCGGATTTTGTTAACCGTAGCACTGGTTTATTCGCAGCCGCTGAAAGACAGCAAGCGCAAACAACGAGAACATTCGAGGGCTTGGCTGAAAGAGCGCCAGGAGTTGACCCTCAGAACGTGGTTATACCACTTGGCTTTATTACTGAGGAAGTTGGGGATGAAGTAGAGATTCCTCTTTCGGAAATGACAGACGCACAACTGGAGGCAGAAGCCCGTGGTAAGTAAACAAGAAGCTAAACAAGAGCTAGCAAGAAGAGAGTTAGCGCGTAGGAAAGCGCCGCAAGCACAAGAGGCTGGTGGGTTTTCTAGTATGGATTTACTCAAAGGCTTCTTAGGAACGCCAGAGGGTAGAGATGTTTTAGGCACAGCATTTGGTGATATTGGTCAACAAGCAGCTTTAGGTGTTGGTAAAGCGGGTAGAGCAGTTGGCACTGGTGCAGCTAGGGTTTTAGATTTGCCTGTACAAGCAGCTAATATACCTGGGCAAGTAGCTTCAGTTTTAGGCGCGCCAGAAACGGGTGCGGCATTGCAAGCTCAGCTACCCTCTGATTTATTCCAGCAGGGCGTAGATAGTGCGACAGGTGGCGCATTAAGGCCAGAAGGTCTAGCGCAGGAAGTGGCGGCTAATATTGGCGAGTTTGGTGGTGGCGCAGGATTAACTAATGTAGCAGCAAGAGGCTCTCAAGCTTTATCCCCCTTAGTGGCTGAGGGTGCAGGAGCGGCAGCGGCAATAGCAGGTGCAGGAGCGGGTGGCGCTATTGGTCAAGATGTTGGTGGCGCAGGCGGTAATGCATTTGGCTCTATTGTAGGTGGTTTTAGCCCAGTAGGTTTTTCTATTCTTTCAAAGAACGTCGGGAAGTTAGTTAGCGGTGCTGGTAATGTGGCTAAGAATGTTGTTGTGGGCGGTGAAGCTGATAAGATACTAGCTAAAGCATTGCGTGGTAAAGATTTACGTCAGTTGAGAACAGAGATTACTAGTGGTGAGACAGATGTACTCGCAGATGTTGGTGGCGACACAGCGAGAGGGCTTACAAGGGCAGTAAACAAAAAAGGCGGGAAAGGTCGGGATTTAATAGAAGGCTTCTTAAATGGACGCTCTGAAGGCGCACAGGAGCGTATTGCAGATGTGCTATCTAAAGAGGTTTCAGGTGTTGACACATTCTTCGGTAACTTAGACGATATCGCTAAAGCGCGTGCAACTATCTCAGCTCCTATATATAAAAGAGCTTATGAATCAGGCGCACAGTTAGATGATGCTGTAACTCGTGGATTTTATAAAGACCCTCGTGTAGTTAAAGCTTATCGTGACGCTTCAAGAGATTTTGGTCTGGCAGATGATGTTAGCCCAACTTCACTAGAAGCTATGGACGCGGTTAAGAAGAACTTAGATGATGTTATAGGGCAAGCTAGGAGGCAGGGGCAGAATGAAAAAGCTCGTTCGTTCTCGCAGCTAAAGAACAAGATTGTTAATCACCTTGATGAGCAAGTGCCAGACTATAAGAAAGCAAGAGATACGTTTGGCGGCTTTAAGAGTTTGGAAGATGCGCAATTGAAGGGTAGGGATTTCACAAAGATGCGCCCAGAGCAGTTAAGGCGAGAGTTAAAGAGTTTAACCCCTGGTGAGCGTGATGCTTATTTAATTGGTATGCGCGAAAAACTTTCTCAAATTGTGGCTAAGACAGCCGACGGTGCAGACCCCGCTAAGAAAATCTTTGGCAATAGCGAGATAAGAAGCCAGATCAAAGCAGCGCTGCCAACAGATGAGAGTTTTGCAGCGTTCGAGAAAAGAATGCGTGAAGAGATTAGAGCGGCTGAAACTAAGTTTGCTGTGCTAGGTGGTTCAAGAAGTGATTATAATCTCGCAGACGATGGTGCAGAATTGATAGCAGCGGCAATGGGTGACCAAAGTTTAAAAGCTCAAATTATGGACGCTATTGGCACGGGCATTAAAAACAGGTATATTGGACTCAGCGACAAGAATGCTACGCAATTAGCTAAGGCATTAACAAATAGAGAGGCTGGGTTAGTAACTTTGGACAGGCTGATAGCAAATTCAAAAGATGCGGTTCAAAGAGAGCTGTTGATTAAAGCAAAGCAGGATTTACCTGTTATTCTAGGAACGCAAACAATAATACAGGGGCAATAAGATGGCTGGTTGGAACGGAAGCGGAGTATTTAGCAGAACACATAATTGGTCACAAGACCAAGCTAACGCAATTAAAATAACAGCAAATAGGCATGACGGTAACGATGTTGATTTTGTTAACGGTATAAATAACTGCTTAACTAAAGATGGGCAGAACTCACCGAGCGCTGCTTTACCTATGGCTACTCATAATCATACAAATGTAGGCAAGGCAACAGCATTGAACCAATATGGCACAGCAGAGCAGGTAATAGACAATGAATTGAAATATTACGTTGCTTCTGGGACTGATACTTATGTTATCACGCCTAGCCCTGCAATCACGGCTTATGCTGCGGGGCAATCTTTCTATGTGTTGTTCACAAACGGCAATACAGGAGCTGCTACTATTAACGTTAACGCGGTTGGCGCTATAGCATTGACTAAAGAAGCCTCAACAGCGCTTGCGAGTGGCGATATCGGTGCGGCTATTATTAAAGAAGTTGTGTATGATGGCACTCAATTTCAAGTTAAGGATATCGACGCAGGCACAGTTATACCAGATGGCTCTATAACGCCAGTAAAGTTGGCAGATGAAGACTTTGGCGACTTCACGGTGTCTAGTGGTGTTGCTACTATAGATGATGATGCAATCACAACGGTCAAGATACTAGACGCTAACGTTACGGCTGACAAGCTAGCAGACACAGCAGTTACGGCAGGCGCTTATACAGCAGCAGATATCACGGTAGACCAGCAAGGCAGGATTACTGCTGCTGCGAACGGGTCGGGCGGGTTATTCTCTTTATCATTTACAAGCACGGCTCAAACTATAAGTACGGGTTCAGGACTCACTATTCCTCACGGTTTGGGTGTTGAGCCTAAATTAATACGCCCTTACATAGTTTGCACTACCGCAGATAGGGGGTACGCTATAGGTAATAAAGTGTGGGTAGCACCAGATACAAGTATCACCAGTAGGGGCTTAACTTTTTGGTTTGATAGTACAAATGTTAGCGTTTCATTTGGTACTGAAGCTGCAATCTATATTATTAATAAAGGTGGTGGTGGTGCGGGTGCTATAACCCCTGCAAAGTGGAACTTGATAGTAGAAGCATACGCATAACGAAACAAACTATAACAAAAGTGTAAGATGATTTATTC